CGCCCGAACTGACTGCGATGCTCAATGAAACTGGACTCGGAGATCACCCTGACCTCGTGCGCACTTTTTACCGCATAGGGAAAGCGATCAGCGAAGACAGCTTCGTACCCGGTAACGCAGGCGACGCAGGAAACTCAAGAGATGTAAGGAAGCTGTACGCCGCTTCCGGTATGAACCCTTAATTTAACAGGAGAACAGTAAATGCCTACCCTTACCAGCACCAACCCCACTCTGGCAGATGTATCCGCTCGTTTGGGTGAAAACGGCAAGATCGATCCGAACATCATCGAGATGTTGTCGATGACGAACGAAGTTCTTGACGACATGACCATCCTCGCAGCCAACGGCTTCACTGAACACAAAACCACCGTGCGCTCCGGTCTGCCAGCAGGTACTTGGCGCAAACTGAACTACGGTGTGCAGCCTGAGAAGTCTCGCACCGTATCCGTCAAGGATGCGATGGGCATGCTGGAAACTTACGCCGAGGTGGATAAAGCCTTGGCTGACCTGAACGGTAACTCTGCTGCGTGGCGCTTGTCCGAAGACCGCGCCTTCGTGGAAGGCTTGAACCAGAACATGGCGCGCACACTGTTCTACGGCGACTCCAGCCTTGAGCCTGAGAAGTTCACGGGCTTGGCTCCTCGCTACAACAGCTTGGCCGCTGAGAACGCGATGAACATCATCGACGCGGGCGGTACAGGTTCCAATAACGCCTCTATCTGGCTCGTTGTATGGGGGCCAAACACCTGCCACGCGATCTACCCGAAAGGTTCCCCTGCGGGTCTGCAAGCGCGCGACTTGGGCGAAGACACCATCATCGACACAGGCGGCGGTCGCTATCAAGGCTATCGCACTCACTACAAGTGGGACTTGGGTGCAACCTTGCGCGATTGGCGCTACGTGGTTCGTATCGCCAACATCGACGTACCTGCATTGACTAAGAATGCAAGCGCAGGCGCGGATTTGGTAGACCTGATGACTCAAGCGTTGGAACTCATCCCTAACGTCGGCATGGGTCGTCCAGCCTTCTACCTGCCACGCAAACTGCGCAGCTTCTTGCGTCGCCAGATCACCAACAAGGTCGCAGCTTCCACACTGACGATGGAAGACGTAGCAGGCAAGCTGGTCGTCACGTTCGACGGCGTACCTTGCCGCCGTACCGATGCGTTGTTGCTTACCGAAGCGCGCGTGGTGTAACGGATAGGGGCGGATAACTCCGCCTCTTCCCTTAAAACATTTTGAGAGGAACCAAAACATGATTATCGACAAGAATCTCCAAGTATCCAACGCCCAAGCGGTGACGGTGACTGCACCATCCACTGATGTCATCGACTTCGGTCAGGCGACACCCGACATCGGCATGGACGACATGAGCAACATGGTCATCACGACTAGCGAGGCCGCAGCCGCAGTAGGCGCAGCGACCGTTACTTTCTCGGTGCAAGACTCTGCCGATAACGTGACCTTCGCGGACGTGGTGGTCACCGCAGCGATCCCCAAGGCGACGTTGGTTGCGGGCTACCAGCACATCATCCCAATGCCTTACACCTTGCGCCGCTACTGCCGTGTGAACTACACGGTCGCTACTGGCCCGCTGACAGCAGGCAAGTTCTCCGCACAGATCGTGACAGGCGTACAGCAAAACACCGCCAAGCCTGACGCAGTCGGCATCGCGTAATTGAGGTGATGACATGAAAGTGATCGCAACTGAGACGGGTTACTTCGGCAAGCTGCGCGAGCCAGGTGAAGAGTTTGATGTGCCGGACGGACATGAGGCTTCTTGGTTTGCCCCTTCGGCTTCTGGTGGTCAGGCAGTAGCAGCCAAGCCAGCAGCCAAGCCAGCAGCCAAGCCGGCAGCCAAGCCAGCAGCCAAGCCAGCAGCCAAGCCAGCAGCCAAGCCAGCCGACTTGGTTTAAGGCCGCTTCTAAGTAGCACAACAGACGGGGGCCACGTGTATCACGGCCCCCGTTTTTATTAGGGGAAAGCAATGGCCTCTGAGGTCGATGTGTGCAATCTGGCGCTTGCCCATCTAGGGGACGAGGCCACCGTATCAAGTATCAATCCGCCCGAAGGGTCGGTGCAGGCCGCGCACTGCGCACGCTTCTACCCGATCGCACGCGATGCTTTGCTTGAGATGCACAACTGGGGCTTCGCCACCCGTCGTGCGCAACTCGCACAGCTTGTCAACGATAGAGCGGAATGGCTGTTCGCCTACGCACTACCTTCCTCCACACTTAGAGCATTGTCGGTGTTGCCTCCAGGGGCGACAGACGAACTGGTTGCCAGTGGGGTGTACGCCCCCCAGAAGTACACCATCGCAGCGTCGCCCAGCGGTAAGGTGCTCTACACCAACCAAGAGAACGCCATCCTGCTTTACACCACAGCGGCACTAGACATCACGCAGTTCTCGCCTCTATTCATCACTACCGTATCGTGGTATCTCGCTTCCATGTTGGCAGGCCCAGTGTTGAAGGGTGATGTAGGCGCAGCAGAAGCCAAGCGGTGCGTGCAGATGATGGGCGTACATCTGAAGCAAGCGAAAGAGTCTGACGCGAACCAGCGCAACGTCAGGCCGACTGCCGCAGTGCCTTGGATGGTGGGGCGCTAATGGCTAACGTACGCACACTGCAACGGTCTTTCGCGGGTGGCGAAGTCACACCTGAACTGTATGGGCGCATCGACGATGTGAAGTACCAGACGGGTGTCGCGCAGTGCAGGAACTTCATCCCCAAGCCACAAGGCCCAGTAGAGAACCGCGCGGGTTTTGCCTTCGTGCGCGCAGTCAAGGACTCGACTAAGAAGACGCGCCTGATACCCTTTACTTACTCAAGCGCGCAGACGATGGTGATCGAACTCGGCGCGGGCTATTTCCGCTTTCACAGCCTTGGCTTGACACTGGAGACTGCACCCGCGAGCGGAGTCCCCTACGAAGTAGCGAACACCTACGCCGAAGCGGATCTGTTCGACATCCACTATGCACAATCGAATGATGTACTGACACTGGTGCACCCGAACTACCCCCCGAAAGAGTTACGCCGTTTGGGTGCGACGAACTGGCAACTCTCAACGGTTGCTTTCACGCCCTCAATCGCTGCGCCAACTGGACAAGCAGCGACACCTAACGCGGTGGATACGACCTACACCTACAACTATGTGGTGACTGCTGTCGCTGCGGATGGCTTCAATGAGTCCTCTCCTTCCGCAGTGGCAACTTGCACCAATAACGTGTTTGCTACAGGTCGATGGAATACGATCTCGTGGGCTACCGTAGCAGGGGCCTCGCTCTACAACGTCTACAAAGAATCTGGCGGTCTGTACGGCTTCATCGGGCAGACGGCATCACTGTCAATCAAGGACGACAATATCGCGCCTGACCTGTCCCGAACACCTCCAAACTACGAGACGGTGTTCAACGCGGCTGGCGAATATCCCGGTGCGGTGTCTTACTTCGAACAGAGGCGTGTCTTCGCTGGCACATCGAACAAGCCGCAAAATATCTGGATGACGCGATCCGGCACAGAGTCGGCCATGTCATCCTCACTGCCGACACGTGACGACGACCGCATATCGTTCCGCATCGCGGCACGGGAAGCCAACACGATCCGACACATCGTGCCATTGACCCAACTGCTATTGCTCACCAGTTCGACGGAGTGGCGCGTCACCTCTATCAACTCAGATGCGATTACCCCGTCCACCATCAGCGTGCGGCCACAGTCCTACATCGGCGCGTCGAACGTGCAGCCCATCATCGTCAATACGAACCTGATGTACGTCGCAGAGCGCGGCGGCCATGTGCGCGAACTGAGCTACAACTGGCAAGCAGGGGGCTTTATCACAGGGGATGCGAGTCTGCGCGCCACCCATTTGTTCGACGGCTACAACATCACCGACATGGCGTACTCGAAAGCGCCGATGCCGTTGGCGTGGTTCGTGCGCAGCGATGGCAAATTGCTAGGCTTTACTTACGTGCCGGAGCAACAGATCGGGGCGTGGCACTGGCACGACACCGACGGCGCTTTCGAGTCGTGCTGCGTCGTGGCTGAAGGCGAGGAGGATGTGCTGTACGTTGTCGTGCGCAGGCTCATCAATAGCGTCTACGTTCGCTACGTCGAGCGCATTGCCTCGCGCATGTTCACTGACCAACAAGATGCGTTCTTCGTGGACTGCGGCAAGACCTACACAGGCGCGGCGGCCACCGTCATCAGTGGCTTGGGGCATCTGGAAGGTAAAGAGGTCAACATCCTCGCCGACGGGGCCGTACACCCCAAGCGGACTGTCACTGGCGGATCGATCACTTTAGACCACGCAGTGAGCAAGGTGCAGATCGGCCTGCCTATCCGGGCGGACTTGCTGACTCTCCCGATGGCGGCACAGCTCGACGGCGCGTTTGGTCAGGGGCGCACCAAGAACGTCAACAAGGCATGGCTGCGGGTGTATCGCTCCAGCGGCATCTTCGTCGGCCCCAGCGAGGACAAGCTGACGGAAGTCAAGCAGCGCACCACTGAGCCGTACGGCGCGCCCCCCGCCTTGAAGAGCGAGGAGGTGCAACTGATGCTCACCCCAAGCTGGGCAGACGGCGGGCAGGTGTTCATCTGCCAGTACGACCCCCTTCCTTTGACGATCTCCAACCTGACGCTGGAGGTTGCCATCGGGGGTTAGGTACACGTGCCGACACAAGGTGTGCGGTAAGGTCAAAGCATAACGGGGTGACACATGGCAGATGCAATGGCAGGTTTTGGTTTTGGCGCGAGCCTCGCAGGCGCGGCCTCCTCAATGGTGGGCAGCTACTACGATGCACAAAGTCGCAAGTCTCGCATGGCGTATCAAGCGCGCATGGCGGAACTCAACGCGCAACTCGAAGAGAAGAGCGCGCAAGCCGTGCTGCGTAAAGGTGAGCAACAAGCAGGTCAACTTTCACTCAAAGCGGGGCAGGTCAAGAGCAGTCAGCGCACGCGACTCGCGGCCAATGGTGTCGATCTGGGCGTAGGTAGTGCCGCCGAGCAACTTGCCACGACGGATGTGATGAAAGAGATCGACATGAACACGATCCAGTCCAACGCCATAGCCTCTGCATGGGGGCACAGAGTGCAAGGGACGAATTACTCAAACGAAGCATTGATGTCGCGCACCAGCGCAGACAGCATCTCGCCCACCATGTCGGCGGCCTCATCGCTATTAGGCAGTGCGGGGAGTGTGGCGAGTTCGTGGAAGGTCTATAAGGATTCATAACCATGCCACAAGTCCCCGCCTACGATAGCCCACAAGTATCTCTCACCAGCGCACCGCAGGGGCGCATCGCTGCGCCCGTCGTACAAGATGCAACAGGGCAACAACTACAGCAGTTCGGCACGGGACTACAGCAGGCAGGCGGCGTGGTGAGTCAGATCGCGGCGCAGCTAAAGAAAGAGGCAGATGACGCGCAGATCACGCCTGCGCAGGATGCCTACATCGCCTCGCGCCAGCACCTGACGCTAGACCCACAGTTGGGCTACGTTCACTTGAAGGGTGAGCAGGCGCTGAAACGTCCTGATGGTATGTCCTTGCAAGACGAGTACGGGAAGCAACTCAAAGAGGTGGAAGACGGATTGACCGCAGGGCTGGGGAACGACACACAGCGGAAAGCGTTCAAGCAGTTCGTGATGCAAGCCAACCAGCAGTTTCAGCAAGGCATCAGCACCCATGTCGCACAAGAGTTCCAAGGTCATCGCAAACTGGTAGAACTGAACGGCAATGCGATAGCGCGCAAGATAATCACCCAAGCACTCACACCGGAAGAGGTCGCCCAAGGCGAGGCGCGCATCAACAGCTTCGACCCTGCCCCGTTTTTTCGCGTAGCTAACCCGCAAAAAGAGCCAACCGTCGAGGGCAAGTTCGACATCGACGGCCGTATCAGTGACGTCGCGCCCAATGCCGCTCTTCTCACCAAGAAA